CAAAACACGGACGGTATTAAAAAAGGGCGGGGTATTGTTCGTGTGACAATCGGTGGATTCGTCGTTAATCGGCCAAAAGCGCAATATAGGACGTCGTGTATTATATGACGCCTACACAGAATGGCTATATCACACGTATGCAGCCGTTTAATTGTGGCGTATGTCGTATAATACTAATTATACGCCTACCTTTTTAACCGCCCCCATGTTCGTAAACGCCCCGGTTTTATATGTACCCGGTTAAAATAAGGCCCCCTATTTAAGACACCCCCCCTATATAGCAGCCGCACACACGGCCTATATGTGGCCCATATGCAGCCCATACACCACCCTTATATGTACCCGTCGTATAACGCCTATATGTACACGCCGTACCACACGGTAGCAGCAGCCACCACCTACCTATGCATACACACATACACACATACACACGCCTACACATACACCCATCGCCTACCCACATACTACCCATGAGTACATACATGATTGGTTGATTGATTGATTGATTGATTATTAAATGATTGATTGATTAGTTTATTAAATGATTAAACAATTAAATTATTATTATTATTATAAATGATTATTAAATGATTCCGATTTATGTTGGAGATTATACCAAGGATTCAGACCATGAAGCTGCAAGGAAGGAAGCCTAAGAGGGTACCAAGGGGGTCGACCCCTACCACACAGGGACAGAACCCGCAAAAAGTATCGACACACAATTTTTAAACATAGGGTCGCAACAACATTCAATACGAAGCCCAACGTTCCACAACGAAGCCCCACCAACGTTCCCTCACTTCCCTCACTTCCACAACGAAGCCCCACCAACGTTCCACAACGTCACCCAGCACTTCCCCTCACTTCCCTCACTTCCCTCACTTCCCACCGTTCCATCACATAACGATAGATTCCCCAACTTACGTATATTTACAATTAACCGTCAATAAAAAATATATAATAAATGTCTTTACTTTTGAATAAGAAGGCGTATAATAGAACTTAGATTCACATATACGACGAACTACGAACACCCACACAAACAACGCACCGCAGCCCACCGAACCACAATCGAAGCACAATCGTAATAATAAATATTAAATTGAGATAAACGAAAGGCGGTTTTAATAATGAATACACAATTAACAGAAATTGAAGAAATGAGAATCGAACTAAAACACATAGCATACAAGGCAATCGTAACAGATAAGTTTAACGACAACAAAAAGATAATCGTTGAGATATACCAAAGAACTAAAAAGGACGCTATTAGAGATTTAAGGGGAAACGGATACGCGGTCAATGTTATGAAGGTTAAGAAGGCGCCGGTGTTCGACTACATAATGAATAATACGAATTGTGAATCATGGGATTGGAAAGAGAATAATTAGAATATTGTTGAAAGTTAATATTCAATAAGTAGAAATGTATAACAGATATGAGAATTAGTTTGCTTAATGGAAAGTTATGTTGTAATATAATAGATAAATAACTAAATAAAAATCCTTCGCGCATATCGGTTAGTCGTCAAACTAACCGGTAAGCCGATTCAGTAAGTGTCTGAACACACTTAAAGACCGTCGAAGAATTTGCTATTGACACCATTATACCACAATAGCAGAATCCCGCAACCTTTTTGAGTGAATGTATTTCACTTGGGAAGGCTTTTATTTTGTCCATTTTTAAAATGTACATGAAATTATAGGGACAAGCAGTACAATCGAATGATAGGAAAGTCCGCAATTAAGGCGAGTGGTGAAGGTGCTACTCTTAAAATACACCTCATACGATTAGGAAATATTGACGCTAGTTAGGACTTAATATCGTATTCGATATTCGTTAGAGGGATATACGCCCCCGGTGAAGCGATTAGTTGGCAGTCGTGGAGGGGACAAAAAATCTCATTATACGGTTGGATATATGTTCGCAGCAATGCGAGAGGGAGTAATCAGAAACTTAATGCAAGGCATTGAATGAGTGAGTTAGAATGAAAATTCTTGAATGATTAGCTAGTAATAGCGGTGTGAAGCGATGTACTTAACTTGTACGGAACAAATCACCTTCTTAGTTCTTAGAGTTACATTATTGTAATTCAAAGATTAGGGAGGGAGGGAGTTTCGCTTCCGTTCCTTTCTTCCCGGAACATTTAGAAAACCAAACGATAAACCAAATGTCAAGTAAATAATATAAATAATAGAGAAAATCGAAAAGGTTTAAGGCGGCAATCAAGGAAACACCAAGGGGAGGGGTTGGAAAGATTCACCTTCCAATGCTTCCCCGCGGTAGCACCAACCGAAAGGGCGGTAGGGCCTTAGTGATAGACGACTTGTATTAAACTATATATAATAAAAGACGACTATCACATAAACAATTTATAAATGACTATATTGTAAGCAGCCCCCAACGTTCCCCTTCACCATAAGGAGTACCGCTTGCAATGCGCCAAACTTTTAAATAAGTTGTAAAGTCGAATAGTGTCGAACAAAAAGATATTGACAATCACAAACAAATGGTTTATAGTTGTTATTATACGACAAGGCGATTGCGACACGACACCTAATAGTAGTATAATACAGTTTGAAGGGAAGTATTCATTATGAAAAAGCAAACGGATAACACAGAATATACACCGTTCCCCAAGAAAAGGACACGCAAGCCCAACATAAAAAAGACCACACTACCGGAAGCAATGAAACTATTCGAAGCAGCTTTAATTGAAGAAGGTAAAAGCGAAATAACTATAAAAAACTATATTGCAGACTTACGTGGGTTCGTCGCTTGGCTAGATAAAAAGAAAGACCTTATCTTAAAAGATAGCACGATATTAGAATCCGCCGGACAATCATTCGTTCAGTTCGCGACGAGTATTAAGAAGTCACCGAAGTATGCACCCACCACAACAAACCGACGTATCATATCAATACGTAAATTCTTCGAGTTTCTATATGAGGATAAGTATATCACTACTAAATACGGCAATAATATAACAATGAAAAAAGTGCAAGGGGGTAATCAAGGCGCAGTTAAATGGTTGAAGCGCGAAGAGGTAGACAAAATAATCGAATCAATCCCCCAACTATACCGAATCACTCCGGATAGAATCGCAAGGAACCGCGCCATTATATTGGTTCTTGTAAATTGTGGTTTACGTGTAAAAGAATTGACCGACCTTAGAGTAGGCGACATCGACTTCACAACCGGCGTTCTTACAGTTCGTGACGGTAAGGGTGGGAAGTTTAGACAAGTCCCAATCACCGAGGGAACGATGGCGGCCGTTAGAGGTTCATTAAGTTTCGGCGGGGCCGTCGATGAAGAATTGCACCTACCTAAAGATTCTTATGTATTCGTGGCCGAACGGAACAACACTACTAATATGAAGTTTAGTGAAAGAGGGGTTCAGCACCTAACCCAAAACCTTTCGAAGTTGTCCGGGGTTGAGTTCTCACCACACACATTACGACATACTTATTGTAAACAGATAGCAGACGCCACCGGAAAGATTCAGTTAGTCGCAGAACTTGCGGGCCATAGCAATATAAACACCACGAGGATTTACACCACACCGAGTAAGGAAGAACTTACAAAGGTTATTGAAGGCATAGAGTTTAAATAAAATATACACATAGCGTTTAAGGCGTCCCTAGTGGCGTTTTAAGCGCTTTTCTTTTTGCCCATACAATCACACCACCCAACCCCGCGAAGTATCACACACACCCATAGGCAGACCGCACTTATACGCCCTCACCTAAAATTAATACTATTCACATAAACCCCGCAACAATAAGCCTTAAGCCCCGATATTTATATAGTATAACCACACAAAGGGGGCGGAAGGTTGAGAATTAAAAACCGTAAGAAACTTAGACAGGAAATCAAATACTTATCCGAGTTAGTTAATGAGTTAGAAGAAGCCATCGACGAAAAGGACTACAAAATCTACGACTTAGAATCAGACCTTGAGGACAAGGAAGAAGAGGTTGTCGACTTGAACGACTATATCGAGGATAGGGAACATTTTAGGTTCAACTAGGAGGGGTTTTATATGAAAGGTCAATTAGTAGTATCAATATTAGTACAGAACGAAATCAAGCCGGAGATAATGGAGGGGTTCGCAGTTGAGGACAGACAAGAGGGCGTGGAACGCATGGTTGAGGACGTCGAAGAAATGCTACACGACGAGTTCGATACTTCGGAGTGTGACAAGTCGTCCGTAAGCGTTGCGGTATCACTTTCGGAGATAGACGACGAAGGCAGTATTGTCAGCATAACGCGAGGGACTACCTATGAATAATGAATCCGATATTTTATATATTAAGGCCGCCACTATACTAGCGGTATTCAATATAATAATGGTTGTACTAATAGTCTAAATGGGAGGGCGGTACTTGTAAAAAACCACCACACCATAATGTTAATTTATGAAACAGTTGCGATATTTCGCAGCTTTTTTATTTAGTTATTTATTGAAGGATAACTTTCAAAGACATTAACATTAAGGAGGTGGGCGCCATGGGCGTAGTTAATGACTATGGGTATGATATGTCAGACCAACCCAAACGTCACACGAGAATAACACAATTACAGGAAATGCGTTCAGTATACGAGGAAGTTATCGACGCCAAGGTTGGCAACGCGAACGATAAATTAAATTACTATGAAACCCTTCAAGAGTTGGAATCCCTAGAGAGGGTCGAATCTTGTGAGGGCGATATATTACGGTTCACCTACGAATACTTTTCGGACGACTTAAATCCGGAGAACGAAGGGAACTTAATTCCGGAAGGCAGTACATCAGAGAACGCCCCGGAGTTTCACCGTGACTTGTGCAATATACTTGACGAGGTTTCCAACACACAAGTAAATAAAAGAGTAGGATACGCAGCCCCTAGAGGACACGCGAAGTCCGCTTATTTAAGTAACATATTCCCGGTACATCAAATCGTATATGACCTTAGAAATTATATTCTTATTATATCCGAAACAGATGGCGCGTCAAAGAAATTCCTTGAGTGGATAGCGTTGCAGCTAAAATTTAACGAGAAACTTCGAAAGGACTTCGGGAACATTTTAGCGCCGCAAAAGCAATCGAACGACAAGGATAATCAAGAAAGCTTTTTAACGAAGACCGGAATATTGGTCGAATCGTCCTCAATAGGGAAACAGTTAAGAGGTAAAAGAAACGGCGCACACAGACCGGACTTGGTCGTTCTTGACGACTTGGAATCCTCAAAGAATACGAACACCCCGGAACTTAGAGTGAAAAATCTTGATTGGTTTAATAAGGTTGTAGTCCCAATAGGCGACCCGGATAAGACCGCGTTCGTGTACATGGGTACAATCGTTCACATGGAAGGGTTGTTACCTCACGTATTGAATAGGTCAGACTTTGAATCCCGTGTATATGCTGCAATAGTATCTTCACCGGACAGGGACGACTTGTGGGAACAGTTCGAAGAGATTCTTAGGAACAAGGAAATCGCAGACAGGAAGGACGTCGCGCACGACTTCTATTATGCGAACTTGGACGAAATGAATAAGGGCGTAAAGGTATTATGGGCCACACGTTGGAATTATGAAGCACTTATCGCGGAGAAGGTGAACATGGGAACAAGGGCGTTCAACTCCGAGTTTATGAATAATCCTATTGACCCGGAATCCCAAGTATTTAATCCGGAACTATTTCAGTATTTTACGAAGGTTGAACTAGGGGACGCAAAACGAAATTTCGAGTATTTTGGGGCATGGGACATAGCAATGGGAAAAAACAATCGGTCAGATTATAACGCAATCATTATCATTGGGCGAGATAAAAAGTCCGGTGTTCTTTACGTTGTAGAAACATGGGCGAAAAAGGTTCCGGCACACGAAGCGCTTCAAGTTGCAGCTGCAAAGATTAAGGAGTACCGACCTAAGATATTCGCGGTTGAAACAGTGGCGGCGCAGTACGATTTATACCGTCAGTTGAGGGAACTACTTTTAAAACGGAAGTATTATGCTACCAAACTAAAACCGGTAACAAGCCGCAGCAATAAGGAATCCCGTATCGAAACGATGGAACCATTATTCGAGAACGGCGCAATATTATTTATGAAGACGCAACGATTGTTAATAGAACAATTAGAACAGTTTCCCAATGGACACCACGACGACTTACCCGATTGCCTACAAATGGTTGTTGATGTATGCAGCCGCAGCACTAAAAGGTCACATTTTAAAAAGCCGCAAGGCTTATAAACGGAGGGGGTTAGATGGCACAAAATATAAACAGAAGCGGCGCACCGTTTGGGGCGTTATTAGTAAATGACAAAGTGGACTTAGGTTATTGGAGAACTATGGCGGGCAACCAAAGCGCAGGAATGAATGACGCGGCGGTTGCAGCACTAAGAAAGCAAGGATTTAAGGGAACGCTTGGCGATATGCTGTGCGGATTCTACCGAGAACACACGGGGGATACAGACATAACAACCGCATGGGCGACTTTTATTCATAATGATTTTATCCGCACATTGGTTTCGGATAATTTTAATCGCGCAGATAATACGGTATTAGGAAATGCAGACACAGGGCAACCGTGGAAACTTGTATACGGGGCATGGGGAATCGCGACTAATAAAGCGCAATGCCAAGACGCTGCCGACATAAGTGCTATAGTAGTTGACACCGGAAAAAGTGACTTCACATTGGCCGCCGATACTACCTTTACAGGGTATTCGGGTCTATGCTTTAGGCACAAAGATTTAACCAATCAATTAATGGTTCGAATGAACGCAAGTTCTATAGGGTTGTTCAAGTATGTGGACAGTAATTCCCCGGAACCAATAAGAACGTATAACTTTACGCCCTTAATAGGCACTACATACAACATTAAGGTTGTAGTGAGGGGAAGCAGTATTGGCATTTATTTAGATGGCGCCTTAATAATAAGCGCCAACGATTCAGCACACATGGAAAAAACATACTGCGGATTATACACATTCCAAAATGATACGGTTACTTTTGATAATTTTAAAGTTACTCAAGTTGTCTAAAAATAAAACGAAAGGGGGTTCATATTATGGGATTGTTTGGAATTGGTGCGATGTATCCACCTAATGAACATCTTGACAGAATAAAAAAATACAGAACAAACAGAAAGCTATTTAAGGGAAATCATTACGAAGCCATAAAGGAAGTACAAAACCGCGTTGGTGGAGATAGAAAGGAACTACTTTATTTATCGGTTAACTTGCCCGGCGTAATCTGCAAGAAATCAGCGGATTTATTATTCGGGGAATCCCCAATATATAGCGCGGGAAAGGCCGACGATTCAAAGGAACAGGACGCACTAGAGAAATTAATCGACGATAACGACCTTGACCATCTGAATTATAAGTCAGCTTTAGGAAACGCATATCGCGGAGATAGTTTCTATAAGGTACGTTGGGGCCAAGAGTGGGAAGGTATGGTTAACAAAAAGGCCGACCCGTTCCGTTCTATCATCGAAGCGCAGAATCCGGAATATGTATTCCCGGAAACAATGCCGGGCAACGCGACAAAGATATTCGTATTCCATATTGCGTACCCCGAATCGGTACAAGTTGAGGGCGTTGGTGAAGTATGGGTTCTAAATGTAGAAAGCCATTACCCGGGATATATTGAATATAGTAAGTATGAAATGGAACCGTACCTTATAAGTAGAAAAAATGTAATTGAAACGTGGAGAATATCCGCGGCCCTTAAGGTCGAGGTTGAGAGGGTCGACACAGGCGTTCCATTCCCGTTGGTTGTTCATGTTGCAAACTATTCAACCGATGAATCATGGGAAGGTATCGACGATTTAAGCGAACACATGGCGCTATTCGATGAAATAAATACGAGGTTGACACAGATTGCTAATATACTTGACAAACACGCAGACCCGGCCATCGCAGTACCTACGGGAACCCTTGGCGAAGACGAACATGGTAATCCGATATTTAATATTGGAAGGGACAAAGTATTCGAAATCATGGGGAAGGACGACATCGTTCCGGAGTACCTCACATGGAATGGACAACTTAATTCAGCGTTCCAAGAACTTGAAAAACTTGTTGACCTATTGTTGATAACGGCGGAGATTCCGGAGGTTGCACTTGGCGCCGGCGACGCGGGAACAAGCGGGTCTTCGGGTCTTGCGATTAAATTCCGACTTAGTTCACTATTAGCGAAAATAAATCGTAAGCGTCAGTTTTATAACAAGGGGCTTCAATGGACTATCTTTTTGGCGCAGACACTAGAAGAATCGAGAACTAAGAAGTTAGGTTTCGAACCGTTCACACCGAAAATTAAATTCCAAGACGGGCTACCTAAAGACGACTTAGAACAGGCGAACATTATGTCTATAAGAACCAGCGGGAAGGCTACATTATCCCAAAAGTCAGCATTGATGGTAATGGACGGATTGACAGAGGAACAGGCCGATAAAGAAATCAAAAGAATGGCAGAGGAAGCGAAAGCGAATCAAGGCGCAGACCCTTCGATATTTAACGACGAAATAACGGACAAAATGGACACTAATAAAAGCGACCTAATGAATGAGGAAGGCACAGAGGACGACGCGGAAGACGAGGTAGCAGCCGCAGAATCAACAGAAGAGTAAAGGGGGAATAGTTTATGTACAAGGCACACCCAACGTATAGCCGCGAAGTAAGTAAATTGAATACCTATTATAAAAAGGCAATGGTAGAAGTTACCGGAAGGGTGGCGTCCTTGGCAGACTTAACCACGGTGGGGGCAAAACAAATGTCTTCCACCATGTCCCAAGTAACATATATACTAAAGGATATAGACGTCACTAATAGGTTATGGGCCACGCGTACAATTAGAACGGCTTTCACCGACGGGCAGACGGGCGCCGGTGCGAGTATATTACAACAGGGATTAAAAGCCGAATCATTAAGAGGGGCAGCTTCGGCGGCTTCCTTTTCTATGTTGGCAACATCAACTATCAATTCGTTGATTGCCGATACATACCAAGACTTATTAGTTGCTACGAAACACACAGAACAGGCCGTCAAGGACGTAGTACGAGAGGTAACGGCGGATACTATGAGAGTTAAAGGGGCGCAGCAGCTAGGAAGAAAGACCATGGTTCGGGGTATTAAAAAAGGCTTGACGCTTAGGGGTTTATCCCGTAGGGTAAAGGAAGACGGTTGGGTCGGAATCACAGACGCAGCCGGTAGACGTTGGAACCTCAACACATATTCGGATATGGTAGTTCGTACTAAGTTACAACAGGCATATGTCGAGGGTGTAAGATTCGAAAGTAACAAAAGGGGCGTTGACTTGGGTATCATCACAAGCCATGGCGCCACAGACGCTTGCGCGGCACATGAAGGCGCGATTGTATCCTTATCCGGTAATACACCGGGATACCCGTCATATGCGCAGCTAAAAGCGACCGGCGAGATATTCCACCCAAACTGTAAGCACTCAGTTAATCCAATACGTGACCCGGCGACACTACCGGAAGCAGTAAAGGCGAAGGCAGAAAAGGCGACCAAAGCCGCAGCAAAGACGGCGAAGACTAAAAACTATAAGGGTCTATATTCTCCGGGTGTGTATAAAGGGGTCCCACCGAAGGCAGCAGCAAAACCACGAAAGAAAAAGGCAGCGGCAACACCTAATTCAAATAGTGGGGTAGGTATGGCGCAGACACACCAAGAAGCTACGGCGTGGGCGATAGATAATCTTAATATTGATAATATAAATTATAAGGGGTACGCGGTAGAACTTGCGAACTCAACGAATAGAACATTGCAGACATTGGGGAATAGGTTCCCGGAGGTTATAAAAGATACGAAATTTATTGGGACTTCCCAAGCGAGAAATGCGGCAGAATATGCAGATAGACTATCAAGTCGTATGATTATATATGAGAAAATGGGATACGACGAAGTAGCGGCAGCAAAGCACGCAGCTTCCGGACTTACAAAACGTAAGGTCAGCGGACACACATATGCAGAATCCACAGGCAGCGCATGGGGGCGACTTGAGGGTATATGTTTCAACGAGAAGTTCGCAAAGGACTACAAGATGTTATCGGATTCAGTAGCGAGTGACGTGGCTAGTACGTGGCACCCGGTAGGAACGGAGAATCCGGCGTCAGTTATGACACATGAGTACGGACACCAAGTCGATAATTATATTACTAAGAATGGGTACCGTAATGATGTAGTTGACACACACTATAGAAGTTTAAGTACCGACGATATAAAGACCGGATTAAGTAGATATGGCGCCAAGAATAGTTCGGAGTTTTTCGCAGAAGCCTTCGGGGAATATATACACAATCCGAAGCCCCGTGCAATAGCCGCAAAGGTTGGCGCAGATATGGAAGCCGCATTTAAAAAGATTAGAAAATAAGGGGGAATCGTAATGATAGGAAGTGAACCGAATTTCGCGTCAAGTGAATACTTCGTTGATGATAAAGACAATTGGCACCTTTTAGATGGCGCACCGGCGGAGATTGTAAAAGAGTTTAACGAGTTTATGAATGAGGAACGATTATACAATCATGGAACCCTAGTAAAATAAATATTATGTAGTTGCTTGTATAACAGTACGACAGATAATTATAGTATATGAAGGTGGTTTGAATATTAACTTTCAAGCCTTTTTTGTATTTTTTGATTTTATTAAAATAGAAGTCCCGTGGACACGAACCACGATAAAAAGTGTAGGACATAGGGGGAATTAAAATGACAGTAGAAGAACAAGCAGCAGCGGACAAATTAGTTGCAGACGCGGCGGCAGCCGAGAAGAAAGAAGCAGACGAGAAAGGTGAGAAAGGCGCAGACGAGAAAAACAGTAAGGGCGCGGACAACATGATTCCTAAAACTAGATTCGACGAAATTAATAACAAGTACAAAGAAATGAAGACACAACTTGATAACATTCTAACGTTGAAAGAAACGGAAGACCGCGAGAATGAAGCTAAAAAATTAGACGATAAGAAAAAAGCGGGTGACTTTGAAAATCTCTATAATCAATCTAATACAGACTTGGAGAAGTACAAAGGCGAATCCAAGACCGGAAAAGATAGGGTTGAATCATTAGAGGGAATTATCACGGTTATGTTAGACGCAAAACTTGAAACTATCCCGGAAGAATACAGAGGATTAATTCCCGAGTTGGCACCGGAAGCAAAACTTGCATGGCTTACGAACGCGGAATCAAAAGGATTATTCGGAGTTAAGGAAGATAATTCAGAGAAAGCAATCGGAGGGTCTACGAATCCGAGTGGTAATCAGAGTGCCGACACTAGCAAATTGACACCAATGGAACTATTAAAAGCAGCGTATTCGAGTATTAAAAAATAAAACATAACCGCTACTAAGCGGATTAAAGGGGGGACTTAAAATGGCTTTAACATTATTAGAATCAGCAAAATATTCCACAGACGTATTGCAGAAAGGCGTAATTGAAATATTTGCTAGAACTTCACCTATCTTAGAATTACTACCGTTTATGGATATAGCGGGTAACTCATACAAGTACAATATTGAGGGTATATTACCATCAGTTGCGTTCAGAGGGGTAGGAGAACCCTACGTTGAAGGTGGCGGAACACTTACACAGGCAAGCGAAGGACTTGTTATCGTTGGTGGTGACGTAGATGTTGACAGATACATCGTTCAGACTAGAGGTAACATAAACGACATTAGGGCTAACCAAACAAGCATGAAGTCCAAAGCACTATCGAGAACATTCACAAATAAGTTTTTCCATGGTAATTCTTCTACAGACCCACTAGAGTTTGACGGAATAAACATCAGACTTGCCGGTTCAGCGCAAGAGATGGAAATGGCACCGGACGGCGCAGTAATCGGAGTTAACGAACTTAACGAATTACTTGACAAAGTAGAAGGTGGTGCAGACGTTCTAATTATGTCCAAGTCAATGAAAAGGGAAGTACAGAAAATCCTAGTTAGTTCAACTCATTACTTACAGAATGGAACAGACGAGTTCGGAAGAATCGTTGAATACTTCGGCGACGTTGCAATCAGAACAGTAGAGGACAGTATCCTTCCAATGACAGAAGACCAAGGAACTACAATAGGTTCTACCGGTTCAATCTATGCGATTAAGTTCGGCGCGGAAGAGTTTGTTTCCGGATTAAAAAACGGAGAAGTTTCAGTAAGAGATTTAGGCGAATTGGATTCACTTCCGGTATTCAGAACTAGAATCGAATTTTACTGCGGACTTGCAATATTCAATCCGAAAGCAGCGGCTAGACTTAAAGGAATTATAAAGGCGTAGTAGTCTTTGGGTGGTTGATGGTTTAATGACCGTCGCCACCCTTTTCTTTTATAAACATATAGTTGAATATCAACTTTCAATAATAAATACTAGGGGGAATAAATATGTCAGTTAAGCTAAAAGCGGCGAACACAAACTATGAGGGAACAATCGCGGGGACTAGATTCAGAAAGGGCTTGGGAACATTCGAGGACGAAAAACTTGGCAAAAGAATCGCGGCAGAGTTCGGCTTGGAAGTTGTGAAAGCAGCAGCTAAGAAAGCAGAGGAACCAAAAGTTGAGGAACCGGAAGTCGAAGAACCAAAAGCAGCGGCACCAAAAGCAGCAGCTAGAAAACGTAAATAATTAAAAGGGGTTGATATTATGTTGCTAGATTTAACACAGGCAGACGCATACTTCGAAGGATTCGTTGTAAATAACGACGCATGGGTTGACGCAGATAATTCGTTGAAAACGAGGGCGGTTAATAATGCGTCTAAAGTTTTATATCGTATCTACGGGTACAAGTACGACGTTGAGTATAGACCTATCCCGGAAGAAGCAATCTTTGAACAAGCTATATGGTTATTAAGAATTGACGATATGATGAAGCGTGCCGAACAGGGCGTCACATCGTTTATGGTTGACGGGATACAGGTCGCACTTGCTAGAATAGACCGCACAATCGCACCGCAAGTTATAGGAATATTAGGGCGTAAAATTGGTCAATCAGTAAGTGGACGGGTTGGTTCGATTCCTCGCAAGAGATACTACGACGAGTATGGGAATGAACGAGTATGATTCCGGTAAATGATAAAGTCACAATCACGAGGTCAGCGGGGCTTGATGGTTGGGGCGATACTATCCCGGGCGTAGTAGATATTATAAAGGCGCGGGTAAATAACTCCACAGTATTGACAACCGACAGTAATGGGGTAGAGGTAATCGGAAAAGGTACCATATATTTTAATGGATTTGTAGATATTGGATATGCGGACAATTTAGAGTTTACAGAAGCAAACGGAAACGTCGTTATTGAACACCCTTTAAATATCAATTTTAAAAAGGATTTAGGCGGCGTAATTTTAATCACTAAGGTGGTGGTCTAATGGCGGATAATATGACAGTATCATTCGACCCAAGTGATTTCCTACAAAATATGGTACTTACAGAACGTAGGGCTTACGACGGCGCAATGCTTGGGCTACAAGATTGTCTTGACGAGTTGGTTCGTATATCGTCAGAGATTGCACCCACAGACAAAGGAGTATTGCAGAGGTCACACAGTACGGCATTAAATACGAAGGTCGGAGAGGTCGACGGAACGGTTGAATATTCCGTGTCGGAGAGTAACGGCAGTGGCGATTTTAATTATGCGTTATGGATTCACGAAGGGGAATATAATCTTGGCGCCCAATCCCTAGCAAAGCCGGGGACAACCGGGTGGTCGGGAACTAATTACACGGTCGGAAATAAATACCTAGAAAGACCGTTAAAAGGTGAGGAAGAAAGTTTCTATAGACACATAGCGGACGAGGTTAGAACCGCGATGGGGTATTAAAAGAGGGGGATTTATTATGAAAATCATGGATTTAGTAGGGTTCTTAAAGACGAACTATCCATATAAATATTACGCGAATGGGTTCCCGGCAGAATCGAAGGTTGATTGTGCTGCGGTAAAGTTAACCGGCGGAACGGTAGACCCTAGTATTCCGAGAATAAAAAAGATTAGTTTCCAAGTGTTAATAAGAACCCATAAACAATCAGCGGGTGAAACGTTGGCCCTTGACATATTCGAAGGCCTTAACGGTGCCGAGTTCTTTGACGTTGGGGAAACGTGGGTCGCCTTTTGTTTGGCAGACCAAGCGATTCCAATATTCATAGGTAAGGACGAGAACAGTAATTCTATTTATTCATTAAACTTCACTTGTAAAGTCAAAGATTAGTTCTATTATAAGCGAAGTCAACTAATACGCCCGGATATACGGGACATAAAGGAGGGGAAAAACCTATGGCAAACGATTTAGCGAATATCCAAATAGGAAGACAGATTTTAACTTACGGCGCTATTGAGTTAGGACATACAGACGGTGGGTGCGAGTTTAGCTATGAACCGGAATACACAGACATTGTGGTTGACGCATACGGAAAAACCGTGACGGATAAAATCCTTGTAGGTGAAGCGGTTTCTGTTAAAGTTACACTTGCGGAAATTACACTTGATAAATTAAAAATAGCAATGCCGACAGGAACAATGGTGGGTACTACTTCACAAAAGCTGACAATGGGTTCAGCACCGGGAAAGAAATTAAGCACCGGCGCACTAGCATTAGTAATGCACCCGGCTTTTAAAGCGGTGGACGACTTAGAGTTCGACATCACATTGTATAAAGCGGCAATCATCGGAGAGGTAAAACTTCCATATAAGTTTGATGAAAAGACAGTATATGAAGTTACATTCGTGGCACTTATCGACGAACTAAAGGAAGACGGCGATTATCTTGCAGCCATTGGAGATATTGCAGCGATTTAGTTAATGTTCCCGGGCGAAAGCTTCCGGGTTTATTTATTAGATACGTATTGAAAATTAGTGTACAAAATAACACAAAATAGAAAGGGGGAATCATAATGTCAGAGAAATTAAATAACATTGTTGATATGAGTACATACGTAGAGTTCGGGGTAATACATACACAATCAGTAAGTTACCGCTTGGAAAATATGCAAAGGTGTTACTCATATTAAAAACAATGCCGACAAAGGAGGGAGAAGATTATGGCAAACGATTTAGCGAATATCCAAATAGGAAGACAGATTTTAACTTTCGGTACGGAAGACTTAGGACATACAGACGGTGGGTGCGAGTTTAGCTATGAACCGGAATACACAGACATTGTGGTTGACGCATACGGAAAAACCGTGGCGGATAAAGTCCTTGTAGGTGAAGCGGTTTCTGTTAAAGTTACACTTGCGGAAATTACACTTGATAAATTAAAAATAGCAATGCCGACAGGAACAATGGTGGGTACTACTTCAATGGAACTAGGGTCAGCACCGGGAAAGAAATTGAGTGATAGTGCGTTAGAGTTAACATTACACCCGGCATTCAAACCGGTGGGCGACGCGTCTTTTGATATAACATTATATAAGGCGGTTATTGTTGGAGAGGTAAAACTTCCCTATAAGTTCGATGAAAAGACAGTATACGAAGTTACATTCGTGGCACTTATCGACGAAACAAAATCAGACGGAAACTACCTTGCGGCGATTGGAGATACTGCGGCAATATAAGTACAGACCCCGGGGCGAAAGCTTCCGGGTTTATTTATTAGATACGTATTGAAAATTAAATAACACAAAATAGAAAGGGGGAATCATAATGTCAGAGAAATTAAACAACATTATTGCTATGAGTAAAGAGGTAGAGTTCGGAGGTAATACATACACAATCAGTAAGTTACCGCTTGGAAAATATGCAAAGGTGTTACTCATATTAAAAACAATGCCGACAAAGGTATTAACTGATATGTCCAAGATTGACAAGGACGACGAAGGTTCATTCATCAATGCAATTTTAGGCGCAGCGGCGGAATCATGGGAACAAGTCGTTGATGTAATATCGTTAGGTTCCGGGTTGAGTAAAAAGACAATCGCAGAAGACCCAACAATCGGACTAGAAGGCGGAATTGAATTACTAAACGCAATATGGGAGATTAACAACCTTCAAAACGTATTTAATACAGTAAAAAACGCAATGACCCGCAAGATGGAGAAATAAAAAAACCCACCATTACGGGCGAATCCAATAATGAAGACGATGGGGCATGGTTGTACGACGTTATCCATGCCCTTTCGTCCTGCTATGGGTGGAGTAAAAAGCAGATACTAGAGGACGTTTATCCCGATGATATAGAACCGTATTTAGGCCGTATCAGAAAGGGTGAAGCTAGTAAGAACTTGACGTTGCTTGCGATAGCGCACAATCCAAAAGTTAACGACCCACAGAAACTTATATCACAATTCGAAAGCCAAATCAGCGGCACCGATGAAGCCTACTACACAAAGGAAACAATGGACGAGGAAGCCGAGAACCAAATGAATAATGTTCGTAAAGTTATGAAAGAAAATGCAGAAAAGAAAAAAACATTAATATAAGAGTGTCCATTTAAAGGGGGTGGAGAATGAACGCCGGTAATATCATCGCACATTTACAGTTAAGAACGGACGAATTTAGACAAGGACTTAGCGAAGCGCAAGCGTCAATGCAAAGGACTTCCGCCGATTTTAAAAAGATAGGCGCGACTATGGCTGTTGTTGGTGGCGCCGCGGCGTATGGAATAGGTAAGGCCGTCAAAAAGGCGGCAGAGTTTGAGAAGGGTATGTCACAAGTTGGCGCAGTATCCGGGGCAACCGGTAAAGACTTTGACGACCTACGTTCGAAGGCGTTACAACTAGGGGCGGAAACCTCATTCAGCGCAGTACAAGCGTCGGAAGGAATGAATTACTTAGCAATGTCGGGATTCAACGCCACAGAGATAATCGCAGCAATGCCCGGAGTTCTCAACATGGCAGCGGCCGGAGGGGTAGAAGTAGCAGTTGCGGCAGACATAGCGTCGAACGCATTAAGTGCCTTTGGACTAGAAGCAAGCGAATCCGGAAGAGTTGCGGACGTACTAACAAAGACGTTCACATCGTCAAACACCACGGTTGCGGGACTTGGGGAAACAATGAAGTACGCAGCACCGGCAGCGAAAGCCGTTGGGTGGTCGATTGAATCAGTTGCAGCAGCAGCCGGAAAGTTGGGCGACGTTGGAATTGACGCGTCACAAGCCGGAACAGTTCTCCGGTCTTCAATCGCGGGACTTGCGGCACCATCAGACGCAGCCGCTTCAATCATGGATAAATACGGGATTAAAATATCAGACGCAAACGGTAAAATGAAGCCACTATCGTCAATACTTGGGAGTATGAAAACCAAGTTCGCCGGTATGTCAGACGTTCAAAGGGCAGCCGCAGCACAAACAATATTCGGAACCCAAGCAATGTCCGGAATGTTGGCGTTAATGGAAGACCCGAAAGGCTTGGCAGAATATACGGCGGGGCTAGAAAAAGCCGGGGGAACCGCGGACAAGGTAGCAACAGACCAATTGGACAACTTGGACGGTTCACTTGAAGCCCTTGGCGGTTCATTCGAAACGGCGCAAATTGTAATCGGGACGATGTTCATTCCCATAATAAGGAAAGTAACCGAGTGGTTGACTAAGTTAATCAATTGGTTTACGAGTTTAAGCCCATCAATGCAAAAGTTCATCGGTTACACACTAGCAATATCCGCAGCCTTCTTATTGGTAGTGGGTGGGTTGTTGTTATTCGTCGGATTCCTTCCGGTCTTACTAGGTTGGTTCGCGAGTTTAATGACGGTTCTATCGGCAGTGGGTGGCGCAATCGCGGCGTTGTTTAGTCCTATAACCTTGGTCGTATTAGGGATAGGATTATTCGTTGCGGCGCTTATTCACTTGTGGAAGACAAACGAACAGTTCCGCGCGAAGGTAATCACAATATGGAACGCGATACTTGCATTTGTACGACCGGCAATCGCGGCAATCGTTGGATTCGTCCGAACACAATTCGCGGCCTTATCCGCGTGGTGGAATAAAATTATGCCGACGTTCCTTGCAGCAGCTTCGAACGCATGGAAAATGATATGGGCAGTATTAAAACCCATCATAAATCTTATTGTCGCAATTATTAAGTTTGCGTTCCCACTTATCCTAGCAATTATTATGCAAGTATGGGACAACATCAAGGGCGTAATCAGTGGCGCGCTTGGGGTTATAAAAGGTATTATTGAAGTATTCTCCTACGCATTAACGGGTCAATGGGGCAAATTATGGGACAGTATTAAAAACCTTGCCAAGTCAGCTTTTAAGCTAGTATGGAACCTAATTCAATTATGGTTTATGGGTAAAATCATAAAGGTAATTGTTGGATTCGTAGGCGGCTTTATTAGATTATTCAGCGGATTATTTAGCACCGTTATACGTAGCGTAGGTGGATTCATCGGTCGGATACTTGGAAGGTTCAGCGGATTGTCACAATCCGTATTCGGTATATTCGGCGGAATTAAAACGTTCATCGCCGGAGTATTTAGCGGGTTGGTAGGAACCGTAATGGGTTCACTTGGTTCGTTAATCGGAGGTATTAAGAAAAAGGTTGCGAGGGCCAAAGAGTTCTTAGGCGAATTAAATCCGTTCAAACGCCATTCACCGTCACTTGTCGACAATGTGCTTGCGGGTGTAGATGTAATCAAAAAGACATATAGCGGTATCGGTGACATGAAGGTCGACCCTCCAAAGGTAGGAAACTACCAAGCGGGAAGAGTAGACGTCGCGTCGATGGTAGGCGGTAAAAGTGGCAGCGGCGGAGAGAGTAGCACAACCGACGGAAGCACAAACTACAATGCGCCATTAGTTCAAGTTGCTAATATGACCGTTAGTGATAAAAACGACGCGAGAACAATATCAAACGAACTATATGACTTGCAGCGAAACGCAGACCGGTCACGGGGTAAATAATAAACCCGAAGTCACATAAAAGGAGGTGTTCAGATGATAGGTTTTAAATATGACGGGACGCATAGCGACACATTAAGTATTCTTATGAATAGTAAAAATGTGCCTATGATTCCCCCATTAAGGGAGAACTTCGAACCCATACCGGGGAAAGACGGTGCATGGGACTTCGGGGTTCAATATGGTTCAAGGCCATTAGGTACAACTTGTACAATTATAGCGGCGAGTGCCGCAGACCTAAAGACAAAG